AAAGATTCAGCCACGGACTTAGTCTTTGAGGGGGTTAATATTTCGATAATAGCCTTAAAAGTATAAAATGCGAAAGAAAATGGGTAATATTATGAAAAAAAGGGTTATATGAGCCTAAATCAGGTCAGTTTAAGATATGCACAGGGGGAGGTGTTCAATAGTGAGAAGAGATTTAGGGTGTTGGTTGCTGGAAGAAGGTTTGGGAAGAGTTATTTAAGCTGTATTGAGTTACTTAGGGGTGCTATTAACAGACCTGGAGAGGTTTATTTTTATTGTGCTCCTACTTATCGAATGGCAAAGGATATTGCATGGAAGGAATTAAAGAGATTAGTGCCTAAGACTTGGGTACAGAGTAAAAATGAGACTGATTTGAGATTAGATCTGATAAATGGATCAAGTATTGAGTTAAAGGGTACTGAAAATGCTATGGCATTGAGGGGAAGAAGTTTAGCAGGGGTTGTATTGGATGAGGCAGCATTTATGGATCGAGATGTATGGGCTGAAGTTATAAGACCTGCATTGGCTGATAAGCAGGGTTGGGCTTTGTTTATCAGTACACCTGATGGAACTGCCAGTTGGTTTTATGATATGTGGTGTTTTTGTGGTGAACAGGAGTGGGATGATTGGCAGAGGTGGAGTTTTACAACTATTGAAGGGGGTAATGTTGCAGCAGAAGAAGTAGAAGCTGCTAGGTCACAATTAGATGCGAGGACATTCAGACAGGAATTTGAAGCTAGTTTTGAAAATTTAACTGGTTTGGTCGCTGTCAGCTTCAGTGATGACAATATTGATAAAGAAGTACAGGATTTACATATGATGCCCTTGTTGTTGGGCTTGGATTTTAACGTTGACCCTATGGCAGGGATCTGTGCATATAAACATGATAATTGTCTTTATGTGTTTGATGAAATCATGCTGACAGGAGGTGCTACCACATGGGATTTTGCTGAAGAAGTTACAAGACGATATGGGGTGGATAGAAGAATTATTGCCTGTCCTGATCCTACTGGTAGTGCAAGAAAGACAAGTGGTGTGGGTGTTACAGATCATACGATCTTAAGAAGGTCTGGTTTTACTGTTTTAAGTCCAAAAAGTCCATGGAAGATAAGAGATAAAATAACTGCTGTTAATACTGCCTTGTTAGATGCAAATGGAGATCAGAGAACCTTTATTCATCCAAGATGTAAAGAATTGATAAAAGCACTTAGAACTCTTACATATGCACCAAATACAGGACTTCCTAATAAAAACTTGGGTGTAGATCACGCTTTTGATGCTTTTGGCTACCTTTGTCTACAGCAATTTAACCTTGCAAAACCAGAGACATTAGGTCAGACTTCGTTTAGAATATACTAAGAACTACCTAATTCTTACTATGCCTTATCACACTGGAATGAAGAAAAAGAAGAAAAAAAAGAAGGGTGGAAAGAAAAGATGCAGTTGTGGCGGTAAATAATGGGCAAATTATGTGCCAGAGGTAAAGCAGCAGCAAAACGTAAGTTTAGGGTATATCCTTCGGCTTACGCTAATGCTTATGCTGTAAAAGTATGTAAAGGTGATGTAAAAGGACCAGACGGCAAAAAAAGAACTGCTTCTGGTTATAGTAAGAGCAAAAAAAAGACTACGAGGAAAAAACGTGGCAAGACATAGTGGTCTTAAACGCTGGTTTAAAGAAAACTGGGTAGATGTTAAAACTGGAAAACCTTGTGGTCGTCAAAAAGGCGAAAAAAGAGGTTATCCAGCCTGTAGACCCAGTAAGCGTGTATCAAGTAAGACACCTAAGACAACAAAAGAGATGTCACCAGCCGAAAAAGCAAGATTTAAACGTGCCAAGACAAGTAGTAAAAAAATTAGTTATCAACATAGACGAAAAAAGAAGAAAAAATAAGTGTAAATTAGCCGTTTTAACGGTAATATGGTTTTATATAGATAAAATCA